AAGGAAAATCTGCAGAATGCAAATATGTTCGTATGGCAGGGCAAGTGCTTCTGTGCGGTAGAGGACAGAATTTACATACTAAATGCCGAAAGCTCAATGTCACGTAATTATAAAAACAACGTGCTCTACGACTGCTACTTCTGGACGGGCATACCGATTGAAAGGGTGCTCGTTGTAAATGATGAACTGTATTTCTCGAACGGAAGTAAGCTGTGCAAGTTAAATACGGACGTTGAAGGTATGGAAAAATACAACGATGACGGTGCACCGATTGTTGCACGCTGGGGAACGAAGCTTGACGATGACGAGGATATAACGCGATACAAGACGATGATTAAGCGGGGCAATACCGTAACGGTGAAGCCTTTCACCCGTTCTTCTGCTACGGTCTATCTGAGAACGGAAAAGGACAACGGCAAGAAGGTTAAAGAGGGGATTGCAGATATCTTTGACTGGGAGAATATAGACTTCTCACGTATCAGCTTTGACGGTACCGATACGCTTCGTGAAATCATTGTTAATACAAAGGTGAAAAAATATAAGCGTTTACAGTTTGTTGTTGAAAATGCCGTAGTAAACGAAGGCTTCGGAATTACGGAGATAAACAAACACTACGTATACGGAAACTTTATTAAGAGGTGATTTTATGATTTATATAACTGCAATACTCAGCGGTGCTTTAATTGTGATAGCATACAGAATCGGTTTATCTGACGGGATGAAAATATCCTCGGAGAAGAGCCTGAAGGTATTTAAAATGCCGCATAAAGATACGAGACATATCGCAGACGAATCAACGTACAACACGATTATGGCAAACATCGAAAACTACGACGGGACAAGCAAGGGGCAGAAGGAGATTAAGAAATGATAAAAGATTCAATGGCGTGGGAGTTATACGAGAGTGTTAAAGAGCAACACTCTCTTACCGGAATGTTTGATATGGCAGACCGTTGCCATGCTTTCTATTCCGGTGACCAGTGGCGAGGCTGTGAAACGGGTGATGAGAAAATGCCTGTTTTAAACATCATAAAGCCTATCGTCGACCACAAGGTAGCAACGGTGGCACAGAACAAGCTTACAATCACGCTTAATCCTCTGAATTACGGTGCGGATTATGAAAGTGCAATACGTATCTGCGACAAGCTCACGTCTCATATGGCGAATATGTGGGAGCAAAACAAAATGGACCGTCATCTCTGGGTGGCTGCTAAAGAGGCGGCCATAACGGGCGACAGTTACGTTTTCTTCTATGACGGTAAAGGGGATGCGCAGATTCTTGATAAGACGTGTGTTTATCTTTCCGACGAGCAGAACAGCAGTATACAGGAACAGAAATTTATTATAATCCGTGAGAGAAAATTTGTTGAAGACGTAAAAGAAGAAGCACGCAAAAACGGCATAGCGGAAAATGAAATAATCGGCATAACGGGCGATTCGGATACCAAAGAAGAACTCGGTGATGAGGCCGATAAGGAAGTAAAAAGTGCTCTGTCTGAAAAACTGACGTGCGTTCTTATGCTGTGGAAGGATGAAAAAGGAACGGTACATATATGCAGAGCGTGTAAAAACTGTGTATATTCGCCTGACAGAGCAATAGAGGGACTGACACTTTATCCGATTGCATCACTTCTCTGGAGTGAGAAAAAAGGCAGTGCAAGAGGTCTCGGAGTTGTTGAGCCTCTTATAGCAAATCAGATAGAGATAAACAAGCAGAATGCACGCATGATAATGGCGGCGAAAAGATACTCTTTCCCGCATATTGCATACAGAAGCGGTTCAGTTCTTAATCCTGCACAGCTTGAAAACGTCGGAAGCACGATAGAGGTTGATGACGTAAGCGTTCAGCGTCTAAGTGATATGGTGACTTATCTTCAGCCTGCACCGATGTCGGGAGACGTTTTCAATTTATGGCAGAATTTATATCAGCTGACAAAGGACCTTGCCGGCGGTTCTGATGCGGCACTCGGTCAGATAGATCCGTCTACTGCATCGGGTACGGCGATTATTGCGGTAAAGTCGCAGGCGGCGCTTCCGCTTAATGACCAGATGTCTGCTTTTAAGCAGTTTGTTGAGGATATTGCGGCAATATGGTGGGATTTGTGGATGGTTTACAACCCTAACGGTATGGAAATTGTCGTGGGTGAAAACGTAGAAATTGTTCCTAACGAAACTCTTAAAGCTTTGAAAATCAGCACGAGAATAGACGTGTCTCCCGACAGCCCGTTTGACAGATATGCTCAGGAACAGAGTGTTGAAAGAGCACTTGCAAGCGGATTTATAAGCTTTGAAGAATACGTTGAGGCACTTGACGGAAACTCGACTGCACCGAAGAACAGATTTGAAGATATTCTTGCAACAAGACGTGCAAAGCAGGAAGAACAGGCAATGATGAGTCAGATGCAGGGCGTGATGCCCGGTGCACCGCAGGGTGCAGAAAATAATCAGAATATGGCAGCGTTAGCAGCTGCTATGCAGGGAGGTAATGTATAAATGGGAATTTATAAGGTTCAGGATGACGGATGGGCACCGAAAGGTCTTGCAGTAGGCGACCTTGTTGTAACGGGAGCAGGCACGTATCAGATTGACGGTGTGAGAAGTGACGGAAGTTATTCTTCTCATATCTATAACAAAGGTCAGACAACGGCAAGTTACACCGGCAGATACGACGATCCGAACGACAAGAAAACTACACAGATTTACGGTAAAAATCTTTACAGAAATCTTGAGAGAATCGAAAACAACAAGAATGATACGCTTAATATGCTCGATTCTCAGAAGGATGAACTGAACAAGGGCTATGATACGAATGCACAGCATATATATGCCAACTATATGATGAACAATAAAAATCTGAATGAACAGCTGATACGAGCAGGCTTGTCCGACAGCGGTATGACCGAAAGCTCACAGATTGCATCAAATGCTGCATACGGTGCCAACCTCACGGAGAATGAAACAAGTCGCAATATGGCGTTGAAGCAGATAGACGATGCGAAGCTTCAAGTTGAAAGAGATGCTGCCGATGCAGAGGCGGAGGCATACAGCAATTATGATAATTCGATGCTTGCTTTCAATCAGCAGAAGGATGCAGAGTGGAAACAGGACAAGGCAAACAATAAAGTTGAAATGCAGACAAAACTCGGCAATTCGATAGGTACAGGCTACGTGCCGACGGATGAGGAGCTTGCCACTGCCGGCTGGACGAGAGAATATTACGACAGCCTCAATGAAACTGCAATTTACAACAACACTTCCGGAGATATGAGAAATCAGCTTGCTGCTGTTGCAGGTACAGGCTATGTGCCGACGGATGAAGAACTTGCAAAAGCAGGCTGGGAAAGAAGTTACTGGGATTCACTCAATAAGGCGGCAACACCGCAGGTGAGAACGACATCATCAGGCGGTGGAAATCCTGGTAAAACAAGTTATACATACGGTGCAATGTTAAGTGAGATTCAAAACAGTTCTGATCCTATGGGAACATATAAACAGCTTCTTCCGTATATGAGTAAGACGGAACAGGAAAGTTTATTATCTGAGGCAGAGAGTATAGAAGCGACAATTAAAGAAAGAGAAGGAGAACCTAAAACATTCACCAACAGAAATGAAGTGGATGCGGAAGCAAAGCGGATGTTCGGTGGGGCAGTAAATATGTACAATGTTTACGTGGAGTGCGCGAATGCACTTGAAAGCGGTGCGACGGACAAGGAAATAAGAGAAATGTTGGATAGCGCAACAAATAGAGATCGGAGCCCGATAAATGATGTAGAACGCAAAGCAATAGAAGCAATGCTTGAAATGCTGAGGTGATAAAATGACAGTACAGGAACTTGCAACTATGAGTACGGGACGATTTTCCTCCAAAAAGAATACAAGCAATACGAAACCGGTTACAGTAGAAGAACTGGCGAGCAAGTCAACGGGAAGATTTAGCCCATACAAAACCTTTGATTTCAACGGGTATTTGAACAAAGTAACGTCTTTTGATACCAACCTGACGAATTATTACAATCAGAACGGGACAAAGTATAACTTTGATTTTGACCGTTTTGATATTGATGCAATGAAAAAAGAAACACAGACTGCAATAGGCTTTGTTAATTACAACAAAGCCAACCTGCAGAATGCTGATGAGCTTCTTGACTATCTTAACAACGTTAACACCTATCTGAACAGCTGGGGAAAAAGCTTCGGAGAAATGAAGACTGCACGTGCAGACTACAAGGATGAGACGGCGTGGAATACGGCGGTAAGAACGGGAACACTGTCCGAGATGTCATCTGCTGATCTTCAGACGGAACTTGATAAGGTTAAGAAGGACAGAGAGAATTACAAGTACGTTGATACGGTATATAAGATGCTGACGGGTGCTCCCGGACAGGCAGTTTCAAAAGAGGCGTTTCTTGAAAATGCAAACAAGGTTAAAGAAATTTACGGTGTCGACGTAACGGGTGCAGTAGATCTTATCGGAGATTACCGTTTGAATCCTGCCTCATACCGTTCGGGTAAAGGGGTAGAAGTATATGTCGAACTTTCAAAGCAGAAAGCAGCATATACTACAACTATTGATAAACTGAAAAAGGATATCCATTCAAAATACAATTACGGTGATATAAGAAGCCTTGATAAAATCATCGGTGAGGATATGGTGACTGTGTCGGAGTATCTTGATTCTGCAAAGAAGAAAGAGAGTGAAGCAGCAACCGATGCACAGTATCAGGGTGTTGATGCATTAAATAACGGTGTGGACGGTGTGCTGACACAGTGGAATCCGAACAGCTTCGACAGTTACGAGGCAAGTAACAAGAATGCTGACGGTACCTATAAGACGGATGAACTGTACTCCTCGTGGAGAAGACAGGCGAAGTCTTCGCAGGACGTTCAGCGTGGTATTGATGCCATAAATAAGGAAATAGACGTACTGCAATACGGGGACAGAATACTGAATCTTCATTCCTGGCTCAGCGGAGAAAGGAATTATCAGGATATTTTCTGGCTGACACCGGAAGGCACACAGGATTATGACGAACTTGCTTTGTGGCTCAAGAACACTACAGGGGTAGATATTACCGGAATAGATCCTACAAAAAACTGGTACGGCAAAGATAAAGAAAAGTTTGATGCCCTTGCTTCTCAGCTTGAACCGTATATTGCACAGTACATCGGAGCAGATTCCGATATAGAGGATATATCAGAACTCAACAACGACAGAAGAGCTCGTATGATGAATCTCTCGGAAACAAAATCCTTGATGATTACTGACAAGAACAAGTTTGAGTTACAGGAAGAAATAAAAAGCATAATGACTTTGCCTGATTTTGCTGATAATTCGAAGGCAGACACTGCGGTAACGGATAAAGTGTATCAGATGATAGCAGACGAGCATACGCTTGTTGCGGACGATGAATATACCGATGAGATGAGAAAAGAAAACACGGTTGTCATAAAACGTCCCGACGGAGGAACAAATGAAATACATACAAAACCGAAATATCTGTTGGGAACGTCAAAGGACGAAAACAAGTATTATGTTATGACTGCTGAAGAAGAATCTGTATATTTTTATTTATACAAGCAGGATAAAAAGAAGGCAGAGGAGTATCTTGAAAAGTTAACTCCTCTCTTGAATGAACGAGTAAATAAGAAACTACAGGAATACAATAAAAGATATGCTGACGAGCATCCCGTTAAAGGTACTTTAGAAACGTGGTGGGATGTTATCCCGAATGATATTAAGGCAATGGTGGGTAATCTCAACGATTTTAACAAAATTGCCAAGGGTGAGGGTATCGACGTTAACGACAAGTACAAGAGGGGAAATATCTCTACTCAGACGATAAGAAGTGTCGTTGCATCGAATCAGAACTACATAGGCAGGGTGTTCTATAACGGTCTTACGTCGGGTGTTGACAACGGTATCAGAATGGTGTTTGCCGCTTCTGTCGGTTCTGTATGCGGTCTTGAGGGTGCAGCACTTACTAAGTTTGTTTCTGCTGCATCATCTGTAATGATGGGTGCAAGTGTTACACAGAGTGCCATAATCGAAGGTATCGAAAAGGGATATACCGACGTTGAAGCCTTCCTTTACGGTGTGGCAAAGGGCGGTATCGAGTCTCTTACCGAAAAGTACAGTATAGATGCAATACTCAAGGGCGGTTCTACGATAGCAAAGACACTTGCAAAGTCATTCGTTGCAGAAGGAAGCGAAGAAGTTGCTTCCAATATTGCGGGCAGAATGCTTGACCTTATTGTTGACGGGGACCAGGCAGAACTCAGACGGCGTATGGATGAGCTTGTTAAAGCGGGATATTCCGAGGCTGAAGCCTTTTCGATGATTGCAAGTGAACTTATAGCTGAGGACGTTGAAAGTTTCATTACGGGCGGTTTGTCGGGTCTGTTTATGGGTGGTGCAGGTACTACGATAAATTATGCCGACAGTTTCAAGCAATCTGCCAAGATAGGTACCGAAGGTGCGCAGGCACTTGTTGACGAAGGCGTTGCCATAGGCAATGAACTTGCAATAGAGACACAGCAGAATGGCGGTAATGCCGGAATGGTACGCCGTGCCGAAATTCTGCAGGAAAATAAGCGTATACGTGCAGAAATGTACCAGGCAGGGCAGAAAGGGCAGAACGAGGTTAAGACTACCACTGCGCAGTATCTGCAACGTATGGGCGAAAACGGAGACGTTGAGGCACTTTCGACAGCGGTAAGCAACATTGTAACGGGACAGGGAACTCAGGCGGATATAAGCCTTGTTACACAGAATAAGAATGCACAGACGGCTGTTGAACTTCTCACGGACAGCAACCTTGAAGCAGAGGAAGGCGGTATCGAGGCTAATCTTGCAAAGGTGTCAGCGGATAGAGCGGTTACTGATGAAATAAAGAAGGTAACAAACGGAAACAACATACAGGTAAAAAGAGTCAATGCCGAGGCAGGTCTTGTCCGTGATGAGTATACTCAGACACTTGATGCTGAGGAAATGGACAAGCTCGACGCCGTTGCAAAGGCGTTCGGCGTAAAGGTCGTTTTTAAAGATAAAGTAAATATGGGTAAAGACGATGCGGCAATACAGGGTTCGGTTGTTGAAATCGAAAAAGGAACGGACAGAGCACTTGAATACCTTATAGGTCACGAGATAATGCACCGTATCAGAGAACTTTCTCCCCAAAGCTTCCAAAGCTTCGCCAATGCGGTAAAGGTGAGCAGATACAGTGAGTATGCTGCAGAACTCGAAACAACGGAGCGTGTGTACGAAGAGGGCGAGGACTATGACGAAGAAGCAATCTGCAATATGGCAGGTAGAATTGCCCTTGATGAAAAACTGCTTGAAAAGTTTATTGAGCAGAACAAGCACGACAAGGGTATCCTTCAGGCACTCTTAGACGTTTTTAAAAAGATATGGAACACAGTTACCAAAGCAGAACAAAGGAAGATAAACGATGCAGTATATCAGCTGGAGAAAGCCCTTAATGAAGGAAGCAAGGTGGCAGAGAGGCTTGCTAAAGAGGGTAAAACCGAAACGAGAGACAGCATAGACTATGAGGCGCAAAAAAATAACACCGATGACGGTGTTAAGAGTCTTATAAAGAATGCAAAAAATGAACTCGACGATTATTCGGCATTTAGACGGCAACTGATTGAGAGTAAGGATAGTAATGTTATTGTTGAAAGTGAAGAACAACTAAGGGCACTTGTTAAAGAGGCGTTTTTAGATAAGTCATCAAAGAGATGTCTGCATTTAGGTGCAATACCACAACAAACTATTGAAAAAATAAATGTTTCTATTGAAGGCCTGCCGCATGATTTAAAAGGCAATTTATTTAAAGAGGATAGAGAACAATCTCTTACGATAGGACAAGATGATATTAGGCACATGGTTGCTGAAAAGAAAAGTATGACGGAAGAAGATGTGTATGAGTATATAAATAATTTGCCTATATTAGTAAATAGTTTTGATAAGGTTAAGTTTTCTTATAATATTCGAGGCAACAACAAATTGAGGTCAATACGTTTTGAAAAAACATTGCCTAATGGAAAATTTTATGCATTGGATGTTGTTTCGAGAAAAAAAAGCCAGTTAGAAACGATTACTATTTTTATGGATAAAGAAGATTATAAGAAAAAGAAGTATGCAGATTCCATGCCTATGCAAAATGCCCAGGCTTCTACGTCCGAGACGCTGGAGAGTCATACTTCTTCTAATCCAACAGTATCAAAAAATAAACCTGTTGTCAATAGTAATTCTATGCAGAATGATCAGAATAATTCTTCACCAGCTATAAAAAGTTCTCGTAAGGGTGCAGATAATTTTGCTACCGAAAGAAAGCAGTCGAAGGACAGACAGGTTGTATTCAATGAACTTGCGCAGGAGCAGGCTAAGGAACTTGAGGCGAAGCTTAAAGAGGCTCTCGGTGAAAATGTAGATTTAAGAAAACAACTTAAAGAGGCAAACAGAAGGGCAGAGCATTTTAAATCACAGCTTCACCGTACACCTGAACTTGCACCGGATATGAAAGCACTTAAGGCACGTGCAAAAGAATACCTTGCGGATTATAAGGGCAGTGAGCTTGACATCAATGTTCTTGCGAGCAGAATGGCAGACTGGCGCCTTGAAATGTATGATATCGTACTTAACAGTGAATCAGAACAGGAACGTGAAAACCGTTGGGAAGCACTCAGAGAAAAAATAGGTGTTACCTGCGGTGAGATTCTTTCAAACTCTTATTACAGAAATGAAGAAGCGGACACCGATTACAAGATAATTGCTGACTATGTCGGCAAAAAAAGCGGAGTGACGCTACATATTACCGAGGAACTTAAAGCAGAAATTGAATACAGTTTCGGCAGTTATCTGGATTTCAGAAAAAGGTTTTCAAAACACGTAAATTTCAAGCTGAACAGCGGTACCGACGTTTCATCGGTGTATGCCGAACTTGCACAGAATATCCCCGAATACTTCAACGAAAGCACGACAACGGCACCTGCAGACCAACTTATTCAGATATGTGAAGTGCTTGAATCTCTGCACAATGTATATTATTCTGCAGTACCAAACAATAGCACTCTCGAAGTTGCAATAGATGCGCAGGCGGATATGATAATAGGTGCTCTCCTTGATGCACCAAATGCCAAACCGACTTTTGCGGACAAACAGAATGCAAGACTGCAGACAATGCATGCCGAAGCAGTGAAAGCAAAAAACGATGCACTTAAAGCAGAACGTGCTGAGAAGCAAAGAACTGTTGAGGAGATAAAAGAATATTACCGACAGAGAGACAATGCATTAAGAAACTCAAAGAATGAAAGAGAAGCAAAACAGGCTCTCCTTAACAATGCGAGGATACTTGACAGAATGTTTAACCGTTCCACACGTGCAAGACGTGCGGAAATTGAGGCTATTATAGGTAATCTTGATTTAGCTTCACTTTCTATATCTAAGAAAAAAATAAAAGAGTTTGACACGGTTGCCGACCTTGCCAGAGAGTTGAACGTTCCTATCGGGCAGTTTGACGAAAGTATTCAGGATACAATGACCCGCTTAAAATTAAAGCAAATCGGGGATATGAATATCGTGGAAGTCCAGCAACTTAACAATGCAGTGCTTGCACTTATCCATGCCATAAGAACAGAAAATGAACTTATAGATTCTGCAGACAGAAGAGACAGACGTATTCAGGGTATGGAAACTCTTAATAATATTCGTGCAGTCCAAAAGGAAACAGAGAATAAGTACGAAGCGGAAGAAAAAACGTTGCTGGAAAAAGCAGGTGAACTGACAGGAAGGGTTATTGATTATCATTTAGACCCGATAAGGTGGGTACGCAAGTTAACGGGATATGTTGACAGCGATCCTTTGTACAGGGCATTTCTGACACTTAATGACGGACAAAGAAAAATGCTTTTATATCAGCAACAGGCTGAGGAAATGTTCAGAAACTTTATGTCTGATAAGAAGTTTATGAAACATCTGGAAAGCACGGTTGAGATTAAGGGATTTGACGTAAATACGGGAGAGGTCACTACAGTTAAAATCACGCCGGCAATGAGAATTTCCCTATATATGCATAGCAGAAACAAACAGAATATGCGGCATATTGAGGGTGGAGGCGTATTTATTGCAAAAGCAAAATTGGTAAAAAAATACGGGTATAAAGAGAAATCTTTTGCCGAAAACGGTATTCGTCTGACGGAAGACAGCATTCGAGAGATATGCTTTGATATGACAGATAAGGAAAGAGCGTTTGCCGCTGCATTACAGAGATACTTTGACGGTTTTGCCAAAGATGAAATAAATAACGTATCTGAAAAACTTGTGGGTTATCCGAAGGCGTTGGTGAAGAATTATTTTCCGATAAATCCTCATCCCGATTTCGTAACGAAAGATAAGTCGGGTCTGATACAAGACAAAACCCTGGAAGGTATGGGAAGTCTGAAAGAACGTGAAAATTCTGAAAACCCCATATACTTGTTTGATGCGGTAACAGTGTTGCACCGTCACATTAATGAGGGAAGCAGATATGTCGGTATGGCGGTACCTATAAGTAATATCAATAAGCTTCTTTCCGTTAAAAATGGCGGATATGATGAAAACGGTGTTTATAAAAAAGACTCGGACGGCGTATGGCATGCTATGAGTAGCGAACAAAAGAAGTATGTTAAAAACTTGCTCAGAGATCTGCAAAATCCTGAAAATAATGATAAATGGATAACGAACTTGCTTAGCAAGTCCGCATCTGCGACGCTTGTACTTAATGCCGGGGTAGCGGTAAAACAGGCAGCTTCTTTCCCGACGGCCGCCGCAGAGATAGGCTGGAAACCGTTGGTAAAGACAATGGTATCTGCACCTATTATGAGAGATATACTCAGACTGAAAAATGTTCCGGACAATTCTATACAGGTAATGAATGAAAACACACCTTTATTCTGGTACAGAGCGAAAGGCTTTAACGGAATTGATAATGCTTCAATAACAATAAATCCCGCGCAGATGCCGACGGCACTTAACTGGATACAGGGAATGGATCTTCTTACAACAAAGGCCTTGTATAAGTCGTGCCAGTATTACGTTAAGGATACGATGCATCTGGAACCCGGAACTAAGGAATATAATGATGCTGTTGCAGAAAAGTATGCAAATGTTATAGAACGTACTCAGCCTAATTACACTATAATGCAACGTAACGGAATGCTGAGAGGGAATATTTTCGTAAGAACGGTGTTCAGATATATGACCCAACCATATCAGAACTTTGGTATTCTTGCCGACTGCGTTGGTAATATGAACGCCAAATATAAGCAGATGAAAGTAAATCCAACGGCAGAAACTAAAGAGGCATATGCTGAGGCGAAAAGAGCTTTTGCAAGGGGAACAAGCTCTCTGGTGGTAGCACAGGTAGTGTATACGGCAATGCAGACGGCGTGGAATTTGCTTCGTGGCAAGAAGGATCGATATAAAGACGATGAAGAAGAAATTACATTTCTCTCCTTTATGAAAGGCTTCGGTATAGATTTCGGCTCAGCAATGGCAAATATTATTCCTTTTGGTTCAACGGTATATGAAACAGTCCTTGCTCTTCTTGACGACGGACAGTTTTACGGCTTATCATCGGCGCCGGTTGAAATAATCAATGATATAATAAATTCTGGAATACGTCTTTTTAAAGCAGGTGAAGAAGAAAAAGCGTATAAAGTCAGGGAAGTGATAGATAAACTGGCAGTATTAAAAGGAATACCAACCAAAAACATAAGAAATCTTTTTGCTACAATTGGATATAATTCGATACGTATATTCAAAAATGAAATGATAGCAGATTACTATCTTAGAATTTGGGATTCGGTAGTTTACTACAAAGACAAGGACGGTTCTTATAAAGCTACGTCAGATGCATATGATATGTTATTCAAAGCTTATGTGGACGACAGCAAGAATGGTAAAGAGGCTTACAATGCTATTCGAAATCATATGATAAAGAACGGAGTGTCAGAGGATAAGATTGATAAGGCAATAAAGGAAAGAGTTACCAAATATCCTGCTGGAATTAAAACCATAACAAGCAACGTGGACAAGGCAATAGATGCTGTTGAAGATATGCCGTATTATAAGAATATGACTGATAAGCAAAAAGAAAGCTATGAGGATAGAGCAACAACATATTATAAAGAGTTGCTTAAAAAAGAATATGGTGTAGATAGTAACATTGATGAGGAAAAACCGCTTAGAATTGCAAATGGTCTTGCGGAAAAGGGGCATAATCCATACAAGTATTGGCTCTATATGGCGACTCGTGATTTGAATGGAAATGGTAGCGTAGACAGTGACGAAAAGGAAAAAACATTTAAAGCATTAGGAATTACCGGAGCATACAAGAATCTTATACAGGAAATCGAAAACGAAAAAAATAAAAAGAAATGATGAAAAAGCGTTCTGATGTTGTCTTCTTTGTTGTCAAAACAGTTGAAAGAATGAAGAATGACGGAAAAAGAAATGCCTTTTAAGCAGGGTGTCCCGAGTTCGAATCTCGGATGAGTCACCAAACAGAAAACCCTTGTAGATACTGTGTTTATACAGTCTGCAAGGGTTTTCTGTTTTTGTTTTAAGTGGTTTAAGAAATACATTAAAATGCAAGAAAAAACATTGAATTGCAAAATTTTGTTGTCAAATTTGTTGTCAAAGATTTTGCTCGTTTATAAATTTGTTTAAAATATCGGCGGTCGCATTTCTGTGGGATTGTCTTATGTGTGTATAAATATTTTTTGTCAGTGTTATATTACTGTGGCCGAGAAGTTCCTGAGCATCTTTGTCCGGAACGCCTGCTTCAAAGAGAATAGTTGCGAAACCGTGTCTGAGCTGGTGGGCGGTTATGTCGTGGCCTATCAGTGCACAGTATTTTTTCCAGCGTTTATGATATTGCGTTTTTGTGAGAAGTGAACCGTCATCGTTGGAAAAGATATATCCCGTGCCTTTTGGTATGACATCTGCAAGTTTCTGAAGTAATATAACATCACGTATGCCGTTTACTGTTTTGGTAGATTTTATATAAGGATTATTGCCGATATATTCAACTGCTTTGTTTACGTGAATTAGATTTAATTTACGGTCGATATCCTCATATCGAAGGGCGAGAGCTTCACCTTTGCGAAGTCCGGCATACAGGCAGATGAGGGCAAACAGACCAAATGGTTGCTCCGCACCGTTTTTAACTGCCTGAATTGCATCGTCAGACGGTAGAAGTCGGGGAGTGGTCCTTAAACCTCTCGGCATAGAAACTGCGGTACACGGATTATATTTCTGGTGACCGTTGACTATGGCGTAATTGAAAATCATATTAAGTATATCACGGTGTAGCTGTACGGAACGGCGTGAGAAGTCCTGTTTTCCGAGCTGAGACAGAAAAGCATTGATTTCCATAGTTGATATATCGGTTATGAGTTGGTCTCCCCATTGTTCTTTTATTCGTCTTGCAGGGGCAATGTAGGTTTCATACGTTTTGAAACCGACGTGCTCTCGGTGTTCACCAAGCCACTCATCCGTTATACGTTCAACTGTCGGGACGGGTGGATTTTCTTTATCCATAATTTTAAAATACAGTTTTTCGGGGTCTTTGTGATATATAGCGTGGCGTTTGCCCTTAGTGTCTTTCCAATAGCCCATATAACGACCGTCCTTACGAAGCGTAAAGAGGGCGGCATAATTTATTGTTTTTGCCATTTATTATTCCTCGTTTTGATGAAATTTGTTACTTTTTTAAACCTTCAAAATTTGTTGCTATGGCACAGTCTTCGCAAATTAATTCTGTTCCATTTAAATCAGCATCGTAATAATAGGAACGCAAATAATAATTTCCTGAAAAAACCTTAAAACATTCTTCGCAGTAGTAGGAAGTAATCAATGGTTTTGTATCTACACAGCGAAAATACTCTGTCATACATTCGGGACAGGCATAATGTGATTTGCCGTCTATATTGACAATTACTGCATTGTTGTCATCGCAATCGTACCACCCACAAAAGTAACAAGGTTCAAAGTATTCATAGGTACAGTTTTCGCAGCACCCAGAATTAGATGAATAATCGAACGAGTCATAGTATTCTTTGCAGATATAGCAATATTTTAAATATTCTAAGGCGCAGGGGTAACAGAAGTGGTCATCACGGTTGTCTGAAACAGCATCATCGTACATTAAATCAATATCGCAACGTTCACAATGTGTCTCGTATTCGGGTTTTTCCGGGAATAAAATTACCCCTATAATTGCAGCTATGATCATAAAAATAAAAACTGCAGGTACTTTAGAGTTGTGGTTCCCTTCATATAAAAATGAAAAAATAAAACCAACAATCATGAAGATTACAAAAAAGACCATTTTCATCGGAGAAAACCCCCTTCTATTTGTTTGATAATGAGTATATTGCGTTTATTACAAACGGTAATAATGTTGTGAAGAAATAAAATGCAAATGCAACAAAATATGCGATTGCCCAACCGTCAATGGGAGCTGATACAACTACAACGAATGACCAAATCCAGACTATGAGTTCAAGAATAGGACCTATGATAGGTAGAGTCTTAATTGCAAGGCTGACAAGCAAGTAGACGATGAACGGCATATCAAGGATAAGGAGAGGGAAATACAACAAAACTATAGATAAGATATAGAACAAAATATGCATGAATGGTAAGCCA